GATTCGTGGAGCAAGGTACAATGGCAACAGACGTAAATAATATTAGAGTTCCAGCAGGATCTTTATTTGTTAGAGGTGTAGAAGTATTTAATGCATCTAATTCTACTGAAGCAGGTACATGGTTAGAGAGACGTGATCAAACTTTTTTAAGTGAGTATGTAGGAAGATTAACAGGTCCAGAAGGGTCTACTACATCAGGAGCAGATGTTACTGCAAAACCTAAATATTATTCAATGTTTGGAGGAGCAACCGGTACAACTGACACTACTTCAGGATCTATTTATTTAGCTCCTACACCGGACGCTAATTACATATTTAGAATATATTATAATAAAGTCCCACCTGGTTTGGAGACACAGACTTCTGGGACTTATATCAGCCGATACTTCCCCCAAGGGCTATTATATGCTTGTTTGAGTGAAGCATATAGTTTCTTAAAAGGTCCACAAGATATGTTGACATTATACGAACAGAAGTATAAAACTGAACTACAAAAGTTTGCAGCGATGCAACTTGGAAGAAGAAGACGAGACGATTACACGGATGGTACAATAAGAATTCCAATCGAGTCACCGCCTCAGTAATTAGGAGAATAATATTATGGCAATAACATCGGCAATTTGTAATAGTTTTAAAACAGAAGTTTTAACAGCTGTTCATAACTTTACAGCATCATCTGGAAACACATTTAACTTAGCTTTATATACAAGTGATGCTACTTTAAATAAATCAACAACAGCTTATAGTTCATCAAACGAAATTTCTAACACATCTGGATCTGCTTATTCTGCAAAAGGAAAAGCACTTACAAGTGTAACTCCAGTTTTATCTACAGACACAGCAGTTTGTGATTTTGCAGATATTTCTTGGACATCAGCTTCTTTTACAGCTAACGGATGTTTAATTTTTAACGATTCAGCATCAGGCGATCCTGCAGTTTGTGCAATCGCATTTGGTTCAGACAAAACTGTAACTAGTGGAACTTTTACAATTCAGTTTCCAACAGCTGACGCATCAGACGCAATCATTCGGATAGCATAAGGAGGGACTCCTTATGGCCAATTCCTGGAATGAATCCGGCACAACCTGGGGGACTAATCGTTGGGGAACAACTGACGCATTTACTTCAGGCTTCGGCGCTGACGCTTGGGGAACAGGCGGTTCATGGGGACAAGCTACTGACGAAGTAGTTCAATTAACAGGTTTATCATCAACATCATCTCTGGGTTCACTAGAAGTTTATGCCGAACAAGGTTGGGGTAGAGTTACTTGGGGTTCAGAAATATGGGGAGAAAGTTATGATCCTGTCATTGCTGTATCTGGTTTTGGTTTAACATCAACTTTAGGTGATTTAGCTTATGCAGGATCTACTGCTGGTTGGGGTTCAGATACTTGGGGACTAGAAAACTGGGGTCAAAATGCAATTACAGTTGTTCCAACAGGATTAAGTACCACTTCTTCAATAGGTTCAGTTACAGTCACCGCAGAAATAAATACAGGTTGGGGACAAGACGGTTGGGGTGTTGAAAACTGGGGAGCTTCAGGATTAACAGTTGTAATACCTACAGGGCTTGAAATGCAATCTGATGTGGGATCAGATGTAAGTTGGAATAAACTAACTTGGGGATCTGCATCAACTGGTTGGGGTGGAGAATATTATTTAACACCAGCAGATGTCATGGGATTATCAGGAGTAAGTGCAACTTCAACTGTTGGCAGTCCTACAGCTATTTCTGATCTTACATTAGTTCCAACAGGAGTTTCTGCAACATCGGCAATTGGATCTGTTAATATAGATTTTAGTATAATTGTAAATCCAACAGGAGTAAGTGCGACGTCTGCAGTAGGTGTTTTAACACCAGCAGATGTAATAGGTTTATCAGGTTTAAGCGCAACATCAGCAAATGGCTCTTTAACCATTTCTACAAATCCTATAGTTGATTTAACAGGCGTGGCTATGACTTCTTCAACAGGAACTATTGATCCTTCTGATCAAGTAATGGGATTAACAGGATTAGCTGCAACTGCAGCAATAGGTTCTTTAACGCCAGCAGATGTTATGGGATTGACAGGAGTATCTGCAACTGTTAGTGTAGGTAATGTAGCGCCTCTAGGTTATGAAGATATTACAGGAACCCAAAGCGCCGGTTATAGCTCAGTCACTGCAACACAAAGTGCAAACTATACCGCAGTCAATGCTGATAATTAATATAATATGTTATTGACAATATGTATAAAAACAAATAAAAAAAGATACTAATTAGGAGAACAAAATTATGGCATCAACTTATACGGCTCTCGGTGTAGAACTAATGGCAACTGGTGAAAACGCCGGTACTTGGGGAACAAAAACTAACACCAACTTAAATATAATCGAACAAATTTCAGGTGGATATTCTGCACAATCTATAGCAGGTGGTGCACAAACTACAGCTCTTTCAGTTTCTGATGGATCAGCTGGAGCAGTTATGTCTCACAGAATGATTGAATTTACAGGTTCAATTACAGGAAATCAAATTGTAACAATTCCTTTAGATGCACAAACATTTTATTTTTTAAGAAATTCAACATCAGGTGCTTACACAGTACAGTTTAAATATACTTCTGGATCAGGAGACACATTTACTTTTTCAACAACTGATAAAGGTGATGCTGTTGTATTTGCAACTGCAAACGATGGAACTAACCCAGACATTTACACACTACCAGCTGGTACTGTTACTTTAACTGGAACACAAACTTTAACAAACAAAACTTTAACTAGTCCTAAAATTGGTACTTCAATTTTAGATACTAACGGAAATGAATTAGCTCTTTTAACAGCTACAAGTTCTGCAGTTAATGAAATTACACTCGCTAACGCAGCTACTGGAAACGGTCCAATTATTTCTTCAACAGGTGAAACAAACGTTGATTTAAATCTAAATCCGAAAGGATCTGGTGTCCTTAAATCAGGAACAGCAGCGATTAAAATTGCAGGCACAGAAACTATTTTTATTCCAGCACCAGCAATGTACGCAACAACTACAGCTGGAGCAGGTGATGCACAAGTTGAAACAACAGCAACAAGACCAGATATGAAAGTATTTGATTTTGATGCAGGTACAAAAGAATACACACAGTTTGCTATTGCAATGCCTAAATCATGGAATTTAGGAACAGTAACCTATCAAGTTTTTTGGAGTCCAAGTAATACTAATACAGGAAATGCTATTTTTGGTCTTCAAGGATTAGCATGTACGGAAGGCGATACGGCTGATGCAGTTTTTGGAACAGCTATAGAAGTTACCGATGCCGGAATTGGAACTGTGGAAGACGTTCAAATGACTTCAGTTAGTTCAGCAATGACACTTGCTGGATCCCCAGCTGATGATGATTATTGCTTTTTTCAACTTTACAGAGATGCAGCAGATGGTAGTGATACTTTTACTGGCGATGCGCGAGTATTAGGAATTAAATTATTTTATACTACTGACGCTGCTAACGACGCATAGGAAGATAAGGAGAATATAATATGGCTTTTGGCTATAACATATTAGGATTTGGATCTGGCGGAGGTATAGGATATAAAGTTAGATATCTTGTTGTCGCTGCTGGCGGTGGCGGAAATTATGGCCCCGGACAAAGTACGTCTGGCGGTGGCGGTGGCGGAGGTTATCGTACTACTGCTTCTAAAGATTTTCAAGTAATACCAGGATGTAGTTACACTGTAACTATTGGTGCTGGTGCAAACTATAAAGGAGCTAACTCAGTTTTTGCTTGTATAACTTCAACCGGTGGCGGAGTGGGTGCAAACCCAGGCAATAGTAATGGTCCTTCTGCAGGTGGATCTGGAGGAGGTGGAGACCCCGGCGGTGGTACTGCAGGAGCAGGAAACCAAGGAGGTTTTGATCCAGTCGAAGGTTACGATGGCAAAAGTCCCGGAGGAGGCGGCGGTGGAGCAGGTGCAGATGCAACTAGTTACCCAGGCGCACCCGGAGCAACATCTAATATAACAGGTTCTTGTACAACTTACGCTGGCGGAGGCGGAGGCGGACAAAATGGAGCTTCCGGAGGCCCAGGAGGCGGAGGAACTTCCGTTCACAACAGTAATCCTTCATCCAACGGCACAGACGGTTTAGGCGGCGGTGCAGGTGGACACAAAGGACCCCCAGGACCACATGGAGGTGGTAATGGTGGAGATGGTGGTGATGCTAT